TACCTAGCAAACTTCATAAAGGCTAGATAGTATGCGCTCTTGGCAAACTGATCCCATGTACGTTCCTTACCACCTTGCGTAAGCTGATAGAAACGTTGGTAACTCATAAAAGCTAATTGCCCAACTGGGTCTGTTCTTTCTTGACTACGTTTCTTCTGTTCACATACGTGAGCCAACAGAGTACGTTCTGCCCTGAACACTCTGTCGCAGAATGTACAGCGATGTTCATCGCTGTTGCTTGTCAAGTTCTCTGTATTCATCTAAGAATTTCTTAGCCTGTTCTTTGGTCAATGTAGATTCTAATAGCTCAAGTTCTGCTAACTTAGCCGCCGGATATACTGCCTGTAGTGCTGTTTGCATCTCAGACTTCTTAGCACGTTTGCTGTTAGACTTGAGCCAAGGATGGCGCTGTGGCTCATATGCACCTACCATGCTAAACAATAGCCATTGCAGTTTAGGATGCTTAGATAGTTGCCAGTAGTTTACATTAACTAATTCGTTGGTAGTAGTAACATAGTGTTCTGTAAAGAACTGATCGCCTTCTACGTTACTGGCGTAGCGCAACATGATATAAGGAACAAACGCTTTCTTGTCCTCGTCACTTAGGCGATCATAATACTTCTTATCACGGCGGTCAAGTGCGCCCAGCACCTGTGCCAGTGGTAACATTTTACCTGCCATTACCAGACATCGCCCACATTAACCATGCTTTGTGCTCTGCTAATCTCTTTGGCAAAGAATGCACACATAGGTGCAGGGCCATTAGTCAGCGGTACACTTAACATTTGTCCTGTTTTTAGTTTAGGAAAATACCACTTAACATCGCTATAGATGTCTACAATATTAACATCTATAAACTCAGGCCTAAATGTACTAATAGGATTGCTACAGAAAGCCTTAAAGCCTCGCTCGCTAATGCTACTAACAGGAACAATTTCTAAGTCGCCGATCTCAGGATCACCGATTAGTACTTGCCAGTCCAATGGAATCTGAATCTGATGTTCACCTATCTTTAATACTGCACTAGGAGCAGTAAAACTTTCTAGGAAGATCAGCGGGATGAAAAAGAAGTCCACATCCTCTGGGTTACTGTTATCTAAGATACTAAAGCGAAGCTCATCAATCTCATTGGGGAGCTCGTTCATCTCGTAGCATTGATTGTCTAATGTTAAAATTCTCATAATAGTATTGTATTACCTTTAGTGACTAATGTCAAATGGAAACTTTCTCAACTGCCCAAGGATATTTGGCGTCATTGTAAAACTGTTTGCGTTTGGTTAAATGACGTTTGGCAAACTTACACGAACTTGTAATATCCCAAATCTGTACATTGTCTTTGTCTTCAGCTTTACGTATACCACGTCCTATTGACTGAATAACTCTAACAAACGATTTACCAGGCTCAACAAGTACCAAGTTAAAGATACGAGGAATATTAATACCGACAGCCGCAACACCATACGTGGCGACAATAATTTTTCCTTCAGCGCCTGAAACTTCGTCATAGTGCTCCTTGCGTACATCACTTTTAACTTCGCCTGAGATGAATACACTGTCAGGCAATCTACTAACCAGTTCTTTACCTGCTTCAATACGATCAACCAAGACCAAAGTATTACCTTCTTCTGCGGCTTTGCTAACTAGCTTGGCCATAAAGTCCAACCTATCACTGTCAGTTAGAAGGTATTTGAGCTCTGCTTGATAGTTGGCAAATTCTCTGCCGTCTTGAATCTGTACAATGTTAACGTTACAGTTAGCCAATACACCTTGTTCTTGCAAGTCCGATGCTCTAATGCGGTTAACCACAGGGCCGAGACTTACTTGCAAACTGCGCCACTCAACTTCTTCTTTAGGGATAGTACCAGTCATTCCCCATCGAATTGGCACTTGACTAAAAGGTCCAGATAGTAGCTCTTTGAGGACATCAGCCTTGCTCATATGAGCTTCGTCAACAATTACACAGTTAACGCCTTCAACAAAGTCTGCCCAGTCCACCACTGACTCACCATTCTTAGAACGCTTGCCTAAGATGTTAAGACTTTGCCATGTACAGATAGTATGTGTTTTGCCGTATTCTTTTCTATCGCCAAAGTACACACCCACATCCAAACCAATCAAACGATAGTCTGCTTCTGTCTGTCGTACTAGGTCTTTGTTAGGTACAATGGTAATTGTGCGTCCGTACCTCTCTGCACGTTTGCAAAGTGTAGCAGTCATAATTGTCTTGCCGCTACCTGTACTGAGCTCTTGAATACTTTGTGGCTCTGCTAAGAAACTGTTGATAGCTTCTACTTGGTAATCTCTAAGCAATACTGGTTGCCCAGCTTGTGGATGTCCTTTAGGCCATAGTGCATAGTTAACTGAGTTCTCGTCTACTGCATCAAACTCTAATTGCCAACCTTGTCTGTGATCTTCTACTTCAATATCATACCCACGTTCATCTAGCATGGGAATAATCTCATCTAGCAATTTGAGGTAAGTGCCGCCACCTAAGGTAAAGAAGTTAGTACACCCATCCCACCTACCTAACCTTACAGCCGGCAAGTACCTAGCATAAGGCAACATGAACTTGAACTTGTTCACCAGCGTTCGTCGTGTAGTTAAGTCTAAGCCTTCAAACTTAACATTGACTTCGTCTTTAATTATTAGTTTTGTCTGCATCTACTTTATATACACAAAAGGAAAAAAGGACCCAGTTTTTTACAACTGGGCCCAAGTACCAAGTCCGGAGCGCAATCTAGACCTGGGGAACGGGTGGGGTCACTGTTGCAAGACCTAGTGCCTTTTACAAGGGAAGTGTCTAAGCGATGTGACCCCAAATACATTACTTCATGCACGTTACACGAGCAATCTCTTGCCAACGAGTGGGGCTCATCTTACGCAAGTCTGCAATCTTCAATGTCTGACGCAGGCTAATCTCACGCATACGGTCAGCATTGTCAGTGACAAAGTCAACCACTTCATTGCCTTCACGCTCAGTGAAGCCATACTTGTCTGCACTAAACAACTCACCAGTCTTGGCAATCTGCTTGATACGCAAGAGCTTCTCACGTACCGTGTGGATTGTCAAATCCAAATAGTGGCAACGGCTCATCAATGCATCCAAGTGATCCTTGAGCTTCTTGCTCTTAACATTGTCAAACTTAATGTTAGTGATAAAGATTACCGAGCCCTTGAACTCAAAGCTGTCTGGGATGCCTTCACGTCGCAACAAGCTAGAGTCACTGTTCCAGCAAATGCGTCGACGGCTACCGCTATCCAATGCCGCCTTAAGAATGTTCAGTGCCAAGTCGTCCAGCAAAATGCTGTCACAGTCATCAAACACCAAGACATTGTTTTCTTGCGAGAAAGCAAACAACTTAGCGTAGAGACCAATGGGAGTCATTGCACCTTTGACAATCTCGTGCTTGACAACTTGCGTCATCTTGTCGAACATGCTATGCTGTTCCAGTGTGTTCTCAACACCGTAAGACTTACCAACGCCAGGTGCACCTGAAACAATCATTGCACGGATAGCACCTTCTTTAGCGGCCAGTGTCATCTCGTTGAGGATTTCAAAACGGGCACCAACACGAGCCATAACTTCATCGTCAGTCTCGGAGGTGTCTTCGGGAGCATCGTAAACGACGCTCTCAGGATTGGAAGGTGTAAAGCTCATAATGTTGTTAGGTACTTCGGTGCTAGAAACAGGCTCAACTGCACGAAGCCCGTCAACTTTAACACGAATCTCTTTGCCGGGGTAACCGCTGGCGTCGTCACCGATAACGGTAATATAGCCACCCTTGGCACCTTGTTTGAAATCTTTTGCAACCTGGAATACACGATTGCGGATTTCTGCGTTGCGGTATGAACCTTTAACAATACGTACGAAAGACATATTTTGCGCTCCTGTTTCGTTTAACATGTATGTATTATGCATGAGTACAGTCCAAAAGTCAACCGTTTTTACAATCTTTTTTGTTGTATTTTTACAACGGTTTTTTTAATTACTTTGTGGATTTCCCTAAGCAATACATGTATTATAGTGCCACTAGAGTGCTAAGTCAAGCCTTTTTTACCAGTTTTTTCAGGTTTTTTGGGGTAAAAACCTGTTCAAAAACAACAACTTACGTGTCTGCCCGTAATATTAAGGGTAGAAGCGGTCCATTTTCGCTGTAATGAATGCTCTACACTTGCCCAATATGTACGTGCCCATCCTGACAAATCAGTGCGGGTTAGCAAGGCACGGACATTGTCCAATCGACCTCCAAGTACTTCCAGCGGATCCGGTACTTCCGGATCATCGTTTGTATACGTTTTCATCAGTATCTCCTGTCGGTAGTGAATTGCTATGTGCAAGAGTCAAAGTCATTCGATAGTTTTCCCAAGCCTCTTGCACCATTGGGTTAACGTCCTTGGTTACTGACGGAAACAAATCCATCCAAATTAGCCCTTCAGGCCGACTGGCATAGCTTTGACCGTACATCCTAGGTTGGTGTAGTTTACCATCATTCCAAAGTTTGATAGCGGTTGTGTGGCAAGCTTCGGCATCCAATCCACCGAGGTAATGCCTAATGTCGAGATATTGATCAACGACTTCTGCTATATGTTCTACCTGAGACATGTGTGTTCTAGTTACCAATACCAAAACGTCATCGTACTCGACTTCGCCTGTGACAATGTCACGCAGGCAACGACCAAAGCTAAAACCAATTTTCATGTTAGTCCCTAACGAAAGTTACTTTCATAAAGCCTTCATCAACAGTAGGTACCTGATAGGTATCAGCCATTGACTTTAGGATGTGTGCAGGGATAGTCTTTTCCGGACGTCCTGCCCTTCGGCGTTCAAGTTCTTCTGATTCAATTTCAAATACAGTGGCGATGATATCATAGCCCTTTATACGTGAAAGTTTCCCTGCACGAGTCTTGACATTAAGATTAGTTTGATCCCAAACAAAGTCTCGGCGTGCTTCGATCAGCGCATCAATCTCCTTGTTGAATAGTAGAGTAGCTTCTTTAATAACATCAGCAAATGCTTCGTTATAGGTTTTGCCAAGCTGTTCAGCAAGGCGCTCAACCCACTTGTCAGAGCTGACAATAGGCATAAGGAATCGCTGTTCGGCCCAAGTAGACTTACCTGATCCAGGCAAGCCTACAAGGAAGTAACAATGTGGTTTACGCATCTGAGTCAAAGGTATACTCCCAACGTTGTCCGCCCCACATATACCGAACTTCATCAAGACGGGTCTGTGTGCTAGTGTTCTTAATTATAACATCTAGTACTTGTTTGT